ATGGATTTTTTTATCAATGTTGTAAATAACTCATGGTTTATAGGTATAGCAGGCGGTATTGTCAGCAGTTTGGCCACATATTGGTTGAGTCGGTTATTTTTTTCAAATAAAGACAATAAAGAATATTTGCAAAAAACCAATTCTGTAAATAATGAAATTATATATGCATTGCGTCTTGGTATATCCGAAGGGTGCCTACCTAAGCGTGAAGTCATACTTAGATTAATTAAAGCAACGTGCCGCAAGAAAGGTGTAAGCGTCAAAGACGCTTATTCTTATAGTGAAATAATTGAGGATTTAACCAAGGAAGTCATGGATTCAAGTTTTATTTCATCTAATAATAAAATGCAATATTGTGATCTACTATCATCTTCTTTATCTGATTTTAGTATCGCTGAAAAATCAATAATAGAAAGTGATAATGCAAGCACGACCGCGGCTACAGCGCGGGATATGAGAACTAAAAACATTACCGAATTCAGTGTTTTTTTTGCGACCGTGACTGGTTTGCTCACGTTAATGATGACTCTTATTTCAAGTTCCAGAGATAAATTCAATATATTATTTGAGATGTTTGGTTTTTTAAGGTGGGTAGCACCTATCTTCATGATTATAATTTCTTTATTTATTGCTATTTTTGTTATTACCACCATAAAAAAGAACAAAAAAACATTAATTGCCAGTAGTGATATTAAACAGAAATAATTTTTTCTTGAATTTTTTAGTCTCCTTGATATTAAGGAGTCCTGTTTATGAAGGCTTGGATTCAAGCTGTCCTGAAAGCGGGTTGGTACGTCTGGCGTACTGACCAAAGGCTAACTCGTTGATATCTTCGGGGAACGCCATTGGCGGCTTCCGACGAAATTCTTCACAATCTATCAACTATCGGTATAACTGATTGATAACTGCGGAAACCGGCGGAAGGTATGGTCATATGACCATTGTTGAGATGAACCAAATTTGGATCATCACTTTTACCCCGTTGGGGAGAAAGGGCTATCCGTGAGATAAATGACATTCCGCAAATTTGCGTCATGATAAAAATCAGCATCTTACACACCATCAAACGTACTCAGCCGCTGCTGCTGTTCACCGGTCAGGCTGAAAGCAAAGTCCTCATGCTCAATCTGCCACGTCCCGAAACTCATCAGGAATGCGATAGCCGGATCTATTTTATTGGCAGACTTCTTTTTGTTCGGTTTGATATTGGCGTTCGCATCCGTTTCCATCACCACATTGGACATCGCCCAGGTCAGCACCGGATCCCCGTTGTGCCGGATGATTTTACGGTTAACGAATACCTCGGCGGATTTGGCTACCGGGCTGAATTTCATATAGGTTTGCGGGAACGCCTCAACGTCCAGCCCTGCGCCCTGTAGCTGCGTTCTGAGGTGAGTTGCGTTCCACGTATCAAAGCCGGTTAACCGGATGCTGAACTGCTGGCTGTCCCGCAGAATGTCATCACGGATGCGGTCATAGTCGATACAGTCCCCCGGGGTTGTTCTGAGCCAGCCGGATTTAACCCACTGGCGGTAAATGGCTCTGTTCTTATTGGCAGGATTCTGTAGCTGTGCTTCCGGGATATAGTGCCGGGTCAGTAACCAGAGTTCATTTTCCACCGGGAACGTGTAGCAGACGCTGGTGATATCCCCCGTTGATGATAAATCCATACCGGCGTAACACTCCATACCGCGCAGGTCTCGTTCCTCATAATCCAGCGCACAGGCAGCCCACGCTCCCTCACCCATCCACGGTGTCTCACCCTGACACCAGATATTGAAGCGTTTTGTTAACATTTCCGTCCACTGCGAGGGAATACCCCGGGCTTTCTGTATCGTGTCATACAGGGCATCACCGTCAACTGACACGTTCAGATTGGGATTGGCCTTTATCCAGAGCCGCTCATCATCAATCTCTTTCTCGTCGTCCAGTTCGTAAATCAGGGCAAACAGCGATTCATTCTGCTCCTCACCGGCGAGGATCTGGCAGCAGTAATCATAATGCTGCTTACAGGCTGAAATAACATTACTGCCGGCGGTGGTGATAGCAAACAGAATACCCTCGGGACGCGCGCCCATTCCCAGCTCAAGGGCAGAGTAAACCGCATTATCCGGGTGCAGATGATACTCATCGACGATCGCCAGGCTCGGGTTAGTCCCCTCGATAGTGGCCGCTTTTGCCGCCAGCGGCTTTAACAGGCTGTTGCGCTTCGGATTAATGACTTTATGCTGCTGTATCTGTACCCGTTTTTTCAGCGGTTTTGCCAGCAGGCACATCTGCCGGGCATCATCAAACACAATCCGCGCCTGATCCCGGCTGACGGCGGCGGTGTAAATATCCTGCTGCCCGTCCTCCATCACCAGAAACCAGTTTGCCAGTATGGCGGCCACCGTGGATTTGGCATTTTTCCGGGGCACCTGAATATAGGCACTGCGGTATTTCCGGCGGCCGGTCGCCCGAACCTTAAACCCCAGCAGGTTGGCAAACGTGAACTGCTGCCACGGCTCAAGCTCTATCGGCTTACCCCGCAGATGCCCCTTAACGTGCGGACAGACACGGGAGAACCCGGTAAAGCGCGTCACAATCGCTGTATCGAACGTGTAAAGCGGGTTATTCAGGTCAGAATAGTAACGCTCAACGGCCTGTTTTAAACGCTTACAGGCCGGTATTCTGCCGCTTCTGATATCCTCAGCGTACTGCTCCCACGGATTCACAGGCGATCTAACTCGTCTTCTTCGCCTGTTTCCACCGGATTTTTACGGCGTGACACCGGATCAAATCCCAGCAGCGAGGACATTTTAATCATGATTTTTTCCGCGTCCGCTTTCGCTTTTAATGACGGGTTACTGGTGGCCGCCCCGCGTGAACCCTCAACGGCAAAACCGCGCAACTCAATGTCCTCAACGGCTTTGCGGTAGATACCATAGTTAACGCAGTACAGTTCGAGGTTGCTCCAGTCCGCCGGAGTCAGGTCGCCGCGTTCGGCCAGTTGCTTCGCCCGTGCTTTCCACTGCTGCGAGGCAATCTCATTTAAATACATCGGGGGTTTTGGTGCTCTTGCCATAATTATCTGTTTTTCCTGTACTTACTGCTATTGAAAAAATTACCGTGCGTAAAAATCTGAGGAAGCCGCCGGTGCCACGAAGAGGGGCGTTTGTCATTTCAGATACCCCCACCCCCTCTGTGCGCTCCTCTATCGATTCCGGAAGCACTCGGTTATCTCCCGGTCACGCTGTGATGTGCGTTTCACCACGGACTTCTCAGAACGTTTCAGTTTCTGCTGTCTGTACGGTTCACTGTGTTTCAGCAGCCCGTTAATCAGTTGATTTATCTCATCATCACGCATTGCGGTTATACTCATGTATCCAGTCGTTACGGTGTTCAGCCCTTTCTTCCTGCTCCCGGTAATCTCCGTTCTTACGCTTCTGCTTGGTGAGCGGGTCGTGCTTGAATGTCTTAATGTTATGGCAGGCGTGACATAACGACTGGTGATTCCATTCAGGCCAGAACAGGACATCACTGCCGCCGTCAACCGGGATGATGTGGTCAACGATGGTTGCAGGGGTATACACTGTCAGCCTCAGGCAATGAGCGCATAACGGATTCCGTTTAAGATAGCCCAGCCGGTACTTGTCCCATGCGGGTGTATAGCCACGCTCACGTCTTGATCCGCGTCTGCTGTCCTGCTGCCGCCGGGCTTCCCGTTTATGTTCATCACAGCGGCCTGACTTCACCCGCTTGTTACAGCCGGGATAACTGCACCGCTTTAAAGGTTGCCATGCCATTTAATACACTCCCGGATCACGGTAGACTGACCACAGGGATTTCAGGGCAAACGGCACCTCATTCAGTTTCAGTTCGCTGACTGTCTCCCGGTTTTCGTACAGCATCCCGATATACATCAGGCAGCCAACCTTAACCGCCGGGGTGAATGCCAGTCCCTCATCAAACCGTTTCCCGATGTGCCGCTGGCAGACTTCCAGTGCGGCGGCCGCATATCCTGTCAGCAGGTCATCATCAAGGGTAAAGCTCTCATCCAGACGGCAGTGCTGCTTAATCTCGTTCAGTGATATATCAGGCATATGCTGCCCCTCCTTTACACAGCAGTTCAAGCCGGGTGCGTTTCGGGTCAGGTATCACCGCCACCACATCAAAGCTGTCACCCTGTGTATTGCCGTCATGAACCACAATCAGGTTATCGGTATTGATATCAGGACGGTAACGCAGCCAGATCCGCAGGGTAGCCTCCGCGTAAACCGTGCCTGAACTCAGCAGCTCACGGCCGCCTATTGCTTTAACCTCAGCCCATACCGTCGCCACATCCACCCAGCGGGTTCTCTGGTCTCCCAGGCTGCCCTCATACGTTTCCTGTTTCCGGATGGTTATCCGGTGTCTCAGATGTCCGGCTCTCACTCGTCAGCCTCCTGTTTTTTCCTGCTGCTGACCTCAATATGCTGTTTCCATGCCTGGCTGAACTCATCACCACCTTCACGCGGTGGCAGCCCCTCACGTTCACGGGCTTCATTCGGGCACATCACACCGGATTTAATAGCGGTTTCATAACTGAGAAAACGTTCGTGGGGGTTGGCACGGAGTAAATCGGCGGTGTCAAATTCCACCTGGTAACGGATGCCGGGCACCGGGGAAGCCACCAGCAGGGCTGATTTTATCTGCTGCTCAAAGTTTGCCAGCCACGGGCGCATAGTGATTGTCAGCAGCGCACGGGATGCCTCACTGAAATTACTGTACGTGCTGTTGGAATACTCCTGCAGGAATATCGGGCTGATATTGAACATCCGTGCGATATCCTCAATCGTGAACCGGCGGGAAGCCAGCCACTCAGCATCCTGATTACTCATCCCTAACTGAGCGTACTTCATTCCGCCCTCAAGGATCGGCGTTTTACCGGCATTGCGTGCGCCCTTGTACCGCTCCAGCGCATCAAGAGCTTTCTGCCCTTTGGTGCCGTCCAGCCATTCACCCGACTCAATCACCCCCGCCGCCATCATGCCGTCTTTCATGATACTGGCTCCGTGACGCTGCTGCGCCAGCCCTAAGCCCAGCGTTTCCCGGCAGATAGTGACCGGCGAACGACCCAGAAAACCATCTTCTGTGGCATAACGCAGATGCAGGATTTCTTCCTGTAAATACGTTTTAACCTTACCGCTGTACGGTTCTGTGATGGTGTAGCTGTACCGGTGATCGCTCAGGCGGTTCGGTACTACTGCGGCAGGCGGGTACGGGTGCAGAGATTCCGGCTGGCCGTCTCTGCCCCAGCGGATCACCGCGTAGGCATTCCCGTTCAGCAGGCAGTGACGCATCAGTGTGCGTTTAAACTGAAAGGCTGTCTGGCAGTCGTTCGGGGTTTCATTGAGCAGATAGTCAACGGGGTGATCATTCAGCCACTCACGGGACTCACGGCCTTTATCGTTGTGAGAGCGGTAGAGGTAACACGGCATGGAGGCCACCGCCTCACTGATAACCGTCACAGCATTCATCACCGCCGGTAATCCCTCGGCAACGGACGGAGAGACATATTCGCCGGATTTGGTATTGGGGACACCCGCCAGAGACATAAATTCATCAATCGTCATACTGCGGTTTTCCGGCTGTTTACGTCTGAACGGCCACATTATTCCACCTCAGTCAATTGTAACCAGCGGTCAAAATCTTTTACCGCTCGCGGTTTTGCCGCAAACAACGAACGTTTGGCGATTTCCACGCCGCTGTCCGGATATGCCGGAATACTGGTCACCGTGATTTCCCGCAACTCAGCCTCAAGTACCGTCCTGACATACGGCTCCTGCCCGATATCCCACTGATCTTTTATGGCACGAAAACCAAAGCTCATGCCGTCAATATCACCGCGTTCAACCAGGGCCAGCACATCCCGGCCTAACTGCGTATCCGGCGGGGTTAACTCAAAACGTAACCCAGTGGTATCTTCGGAAAGCTGTAAAGTGCCTGATGTGGTGCGCCCCAGCAGGTTGGTGTGGTCATGCTCATAAAGTGCCCGGACATCACTACCGGATTGCAGACTGGCTTTAAACGCATCCGGGGCAAACTGTTCGGTAAACTCGTCCCACAGAACGTGAGAGCGGTGATTCCATTTGATAACGTAGCCCACCAGCTTTTTATCACTGGCTGACAGGGTGGCGGTGCGGATCTCTAAATCGGTATTGTTCATGCAATGACTCCTGACAGGAAAGGGCGCCCTGACACAGCAGGGGCACCCGGTTCCGTTATTTACCGGCGGCTTTCACTTCCAGCACTTTGATCGCATTGGAGTCCACCAGCCCGCCACCTAAATATTTATCGGTGTGGATCTTGATGAAGCCCGGCTCGGTAATATTGTCAGGACGGGTACGAATCCCGGTTTCATGGTCAACAATGAAATAACCGCGCTTAAAGTCACCCAGCGCAATCACATCGTCCGCCATGTTTTCGAGGTAATACACCGGCAGTCCCAGCAGCGTATCCGGATCACCGGCCTGTAAACGTTCGCGCCAGATATAATCCCCGTTCCCGTTTTTCAGTTTCTGCACTTTGGCCGCGGTATTGGAATTCATCACCCATACGGCATTTTTGCGGTATTTCGCACGCAGTTTAAATTTCAGGTCAATCAGGCTGTCCGCTTCAATGGCGGTAACGTCCAGTTTTTCCAGCACACCGAATGCACGGACTTTATCGGCTTTGGCTTCACGGGGATAAGCCAGGAACCCTTTGGATTTTTTGGTACCGTCACCTTTCACCAGATCTGTTTCTTCGGTATCGGTGAACGTGTCCCCGATTTCGGTTGCCAGCCAGCTAAGGATATCCACATCACTGAAATCAATAATTTCCTGTGTGGTTTTCGGATAGGCGTAGATCGGATACAGCTTAATACTGACTTCTTCCAGTTTCGGCGTGCCGGTTTCAGTACGTGCCTGACCTTCCTCACCGTGATTCACCACCGCACCACCGGCAGAAACAAGCTGTTTAAATTCGTTGCTGTGAATAGTTTTCACCGTACAGATCTGACGCATAACGGACTCGTCCGTCAGTTGCCGCATAATCTGCTTATCCAGTTCAGGAATGACGGTATAGCCACCATCAGCCGGAACCCCTGTCGATAATGCACGGGTTTCACCGGTCAGGATGTAACTGCGTAACTCATCGTTACCCGGCTTTTTATTATCACCCGCAGGTTTACCGGCCTGTGAACGTTCTTCATCGGCCAGGGCTTCGTAACGGGCAATTTCGACATTGAGGGATTCCGACTGATTACGCAATTCATCAAAGTTTTTTGCTTCGTCAGTGGTCAGGGAACGGCTTTCGGTTTCAGCTTTGTTCAGCAGGGAGCGCATCTGTTCGGTTAATGCGGCTTTTTGCTGACGTAATTCAAGGAGTTTTTTCATGAGTGGTTTCCGTAAACAATAAAATGTTAAGACGTGAAACCAGCGCGGGAAGGGTATGGGCCGATAATCTTTTTCTGCATCACACAGGCTGCTTCACGCAGCTTGATTTACCGGCCCGGTGGCGGCTCACGTCTGAGTGCCACTTATCAATATATATCTGAAAATTATTAAAAAAACACCGTGATTACTTTGCGGTAAACATACGAAAACACCGGTATTAGTAATTTACACATCTTTACTCTTTGATGTTCCAAACTCCCCGAGCCAGTGCTCAAGGGTAATTTCTGTATCTGCAATGTGATTGTAGATTTCCTGGGTTGGTTTTGCGCCACGGTTGATTTTAGCTATCGAGGTAGAATAAATATCATCAACTGCCGGTTTCAGCATTGTTTCTTCCGCGTGGGTTAATTTGCCCTGTTTACTTTGTTTCTCCAGTGACTTTTGCAGCTCAGAGGTAAAATCTTTCAGTTCGGTCAGCTTGCGGCTGATCTCCTGGCTGGTGGCTTTATCAAACCGGAGATTGTCACCCCCAGATTCAAACAGGGTTGTAATTTCATCTAACTTACTTTTGATAATTAAAATATTATTCATATATCCTCTCTGATTGCTTTTTAACCAAAACATTTATTCTTGGCGAATTTGCTGTTTTTGCTGTCCCACCTGTACCACTTCACCCAATCCCTTATGTATCAAGGCTTACAAGCGGGTTAATCTTTGGTTTGGTTAATTACTGACCTGTACCACCTGTACCGTTTTTGGTATAAGTGGTACAGCAAATATATTACCTGTACCATTTGCTATACCACCAGTAAAGCCGGTATTCATCAGGGTTTCAGTGATACCGGTACAGGTGGTACAGCAATTTCCTCGTGCATGTGTTATGTAAACAGTTTCTCCGTTTTCTCTCCCAGTATGGCGGCAAATGCCTGTTTCATTTCGCTGATATCCGGTAAGTCATAATAACGCCCGTCCCCTCTGTCTGAACGACCCATGACCTGAATACCCATTGCTTTCATAATGCGGCCGACTGCAGAACGCGCTGCCGGGGGCTTTATTGCCTCTCCGTTCGACTCACTCCAGTTAATCAGCATCTCCACCAGCTCAGTGGCATTAACGCGGGATTGCAGCTTAAACGGCTGACGGCTCCACAGCTCACTGTAAATAAACTGGTAGACTGCCGGCATACTGGCTAATTTCTCCTCCACCAGCGCCGCTGTTACCGGTGCCCGTCTCGGGTCAAAGTGACTCAGGTCATACGACAGCAGCCACGCCAGCAGTTTCTGTGCGCCGTTATCACTGATCCAGTGATGTAACCGGTCAAAATATCCTTTATTCTGCGCGTATATGGCATCAGGCTCTAAAACCAGATACCGGCGTTCCCGTAACCCGGCATTAATAACCCGATCCCGGTTACTGGCAAAAATAAACCGGGCATAGTTCGGCATGATTTCAGGATCTTTCCCCTTACGTTCAAGGTTAACGGTATCCTCACTGATTATCGCTTTCAGGCGATCCGCACTCCGTCCATCGGTTAAATCAGCCTCATCGACGAAGACAAACAGCTTATTGGCTATTGTGCTGTTAAACCGCCCGGCAATCTGCCCTGAGCCGTTTACCTGAATCGCGTACATGCCCAGTATTTCCAGCAGCGGACGAACCATTGAACCTTTACCTGTCCCCTCAATGGATTTCATCACAATAGCCACTGACGGCTTTTCTTCCGGCCTCTGAAACAGATGCGCCAGCCAGCCGATGAGATACAGATAGGTTTCACTGTCACCGGCACAAATCACTTTCTCCAAGTGTTCAAGATATGGTGTGACATCACCGGCCACCGGCTTAACACTCAGCCCGGTAAACAGGTTATACACATCACGGGGACAGTTTTCGGGATTAGGGTAAAAGCCGACACCGCCGATCTGTTTGGAATGCCCCGGCCAGCTTAACCACGCCTCACCCAACCGGCGACCGGCAATGCGGCCCTGATCGAGAAAATTATTCCGGAATGAGTTCAGCGTCTGGAAGCAGTGCGTTTCCCCCGTTACCGGATTCGGACGCATACTGACCACATGGTGATCACCGAACGCATAAACGTGAGTGTATGTTGCATTTACCTCATCAAGCAGGCTGATATCATCCGTATTTATCCGGCTGCCATCCCCCAGCCGGTTAATATCCGTGACGGGCTTTCCCTGCCCGGGTTCCTGCGGCCACAAGTAATCAGCACGCGCTGAATCCGATAACACCTCATTCAGTTCACCTATACTGATATATTCCACAACCACGGCTTTCCGCTTACTTTCAGCTTTGCCCGGATTTGAGGCTGAGTGGTATCCCTGCTCTGTAAACCAGTCCGGGGTTATCTCATTTTCCATCACCAGCGACCGCATACGGATAGCCAGGGCATTCAGCCGGTGATCCGCCGGGTACCGCAGAATTGACGCATCAGAATCGGCTTTCTGTGGCGGAGTACCGCGTTTTATCCATAAATACACGGATGCAAACAAGGAATCAGACCATTCAGGAAGTTTCTTTTTTCCGGCTAAACTCATTTTGGCGCACCTCCCGTCATGATGAATTTACCGATCAGCGGGTGATACCAGTATTTACTCCCGACCTTCCGCTTTGCGCCTTTGATAACGATAGTAGCGGCTTCCCGGTACCGTGATTCGTTCACAATAAGCTGATTTCCCTGACGCACCACCAGCACACCACAATTACGGGCCAGCAGTTCCGCCTTGCTGGTGGATAAACCCATTTCCGCCGCCAGTGTGGTGAGCGGGGCCATTCCCTCCGGAATTGAGTGCTTACGCTGCATAGTGGCGATCACCTGTTCCAACTCTGTCAGGCGGGTTTCATACAGGCGTACCTGCTCTGCCAGTTGGTTAAACTGTAATTTACTGATCATGCTTCACCCCCGGATCCATCTCCAGATCCCTTAAATCAATATCCCGCATGAGCTTGTCGCAATGGTCAGAGGCCAGTATTGTCAGCGTCGGAATAAACCTGTTTAGTTCCGGCGACCCGTTACAGGTGATTTCTTTCATCAGTTTCAGTAAGTCACCAGTGACTGTGGCCAGCTCCAGTAAATCGCCCTGTGTCTGGTAATGGCTCATCTTCTGATTATGCGTCTTCGCCTCACAGTCCGGACTTTCAAGGGTGTTTTCGACAACCTCAAACAATTCAAAGGCATCCCCCAATAGGGTATTGCACCCATCAACAGAGGCGGATACATCATGCATCCAGGTTCCTTCGCTAGTCATACCGCATTGAGTTAACGTGAGGATACCCGATGCCTGAGATATGAGTTCTTTTATCCGGTTATATTCGGTGATCTGGGTAATATCAGTCATGGCTCACCCCCTGACGAAAACGGGCAGAGAAGAGGCACGGCGCATCAGGCAGCATAGAACGGGCTTCCTGTTCGCTGCGGGCTTCAACGGTGAGATATCTGGACTGCTGGCATGAGAAGAAACGCCATTTAAATTTGGGGTGAGTTTGGGTAGACTTATACATAGCCATAGTGTTACTCCGTTTAACGTTGTGGTTAGAAGCCCCGTAGGTGTTCTCAGCATCTACGGGGTTTTGTCTTCCAAGGTGTATTTCACCTCCTCTTTTAAAACTATCATCATGTGAAATACACTTCAAGCCTTTTAATCTGACTTTTTTTGCGTATACTGAAATACACCAAAAGCAAGGAGTATTAGTAATGGCAACAGGTTCAAAGAATGCAAAGTCACAAATGACTACCGTTCGTATTCCCCATGAAGTAATGGAAGATATCGAAAAATTAAAAGAAGACGGAGAAAGTACCGCCGGATTTTTAGTTACCTCGGCAAAAGCGGAAATTAAACGCAGACAACGCAAAGCCAAGCAATCCGAAAGCTGAACTTTCCGCCAGAACCGGCTTACGCTATAATGGATACTCTGATTTAATTGGTATTTCAGAAAAAGGCAGTTCAAAGAGGTAGCATTCGCAGTGCTGCCTTTTTTATTGCCTGGCGAGTTGCAGATCTGCGACTCGATGCTCAAATATGAGCAACGGTATTCCCCACCAGCAGAGTTAAACGCCAGATCTGGCGTTAGGGTAATCGGGATTCCAAACCCACAATTATGGCCTGTGATTTCTGTATTGTTTTTAACCCCGCCAATGGCGGAGTTAAAATCCACGGTATTAGGACAGGTACGATTCTGATAATCAACCAATCCGTTGGAGAGGTTATGCGTAGCCATACCATTCATCAGGATTTCTCCCCTGCCATAGCTGACAACTGAGGCTGATATTCATCCCAAAGTTGCTTTTCCTCAGTCTCTAAACTGATTTTCTCTGCTTTGCAGGATTGCAAATCCCGGCCACGCTGCGACGAAACTTTCTGATATTCATTGCTGCGCCGGGTAAAGTCATTCAGCACCCCGAACGGAACGCCATAGGCACCGGTTTTACGGATAGACGGGATCACGTCACGGAATACCCAGTTACTGAAACGATGTGCAAAAGTGCCCGGAGTGCTGGCTTTGCGGCTACGAGCAATCAGCTTATAGAATCCTGACTCTGAGACAGTATTCATTTTCTGATTGCCACCAGGGGTGTAAGTTAAACTTACCCCCTTTTCATCGGTATCAAGAGCCAGTAAAGACATCCGAGAATTTGATAATTCAAGGGCTGCACAAACGTCTTTAGCAATAAACCACGGCTCATTGTTCACTTTGATGATCCGAACCTGAACGCCCTCAAAGCGGATAACTGAAATATCGCTTTGACTGATTTCAGGGTGAGCGAAGCCCTGACCTGTAACGGTCTTATTTTTGTTTTCCATAATTTAGATACCTATTTTAATTGATTTTGCTACTACTCAGCGTGGGTGGTTCTGGTAGATGCAATATAGGCATCAATGTCTGATTGATAGTAAAAGACCTTTCTCTTACTGATCTTATGGTATGGGATATTAACTTTTCCGGTACAAGCCCAATTAGCCAAAGTCTGAGGGCTGACACAAAGCTCTTTTGCTGCCGCTTTTCTGGAAAGTTTTTTATCTGATTTAGTCTGTAGCATTTTTATCACCGTTAAGTAATGAGTAACTACAGGTACTTTAATGAATTGATTTTACGAAAAATAGATACAGAAAGTACTACCCATACCACCAAAGTACTGTCGATGGCAGAGTAGTAGTACAAGGAGCGGTTAAGTACTAAATGCACACCATAGTACTTAACTGTTGATGATTAATTCATAATCATTTGTGCTTGGCACCACCTTGGGATCAAGGCCAGATTTTTTTAACCACTCTTCGATGGTTCTCGGGGTTGGTATGCCCCTATATTTTTTATCTAAATAACTATGTATTTTAACTGAGAGGCTTGAGCGGCTAGCATTTTTAATTGAATCCCATGTATTACTGGCAATTTTTAGCACTTCATCCTTATGCGTATTTGTTCGTCCTTTTCCGCCCTTTCCTGTGATTTTCTTGTGTTTTATTTTAGATTTTATATCTTCAATTTTTGGCTGATAGTATTTTGTTATTGAATAATCGACATTTAAAACATGTATTGCCCGAGATAATTCTCTAAACCCCAATATATACAAAACTCTTATAGCTTTTGCTATATCGTTATCTTTAAAGCATTCATCATTAGTATGATAAAAATCAATTGCCATTTTATATCTGTCATCTAATGATAAATTTTGAATATCTTCATATGTTGCAACCTCACCATCTGATTTAGTGAAAGCACATGTATAATCATTATTATTCGGAATACTAGCCACGCATTGTTCAATAAACGATTCGATATAATTTAAATCACTCTGTAGCTGTTTCAAGCTTTTAGATTTTTGTTTATCCGTAAAATTCATCATTTCTTTTTCATTATCTACACTTGACACATTGCATTTCTTTATTCCTTTCAT